ATCAATCGCGCGTTGAACAAAGGCCGGACGGAAATCAAGCGCGAGATTCGTGCTATCTACACGATCAAAGCGAAGGACATTCCGATCAAAGTGCGCCACGCTTTCGTTGGACGACTGAACGGAGACATAACGGTCAAAGACAAAATGCTCGACCTGAACAAGTTCAAAGTGACTCCGAGAACGGTGACGCGCGGGAGCCGACAGCGACCAGTTCACGCGACTGTGCGCAAGGGCAAGGGCGGTTTTATCAAACACGCGTTCATCGCCAAGATGCCGAGCGGATATCTCGGGCCATTCGTTAGGGTCGACAAACCTCGACTGCCGATTGAAAAACTGCTTGCGATCGGTGCGGGAATTATGGCAAGCCAACCGACTGTCGGGCCAGCGATCAACAAAGCGATGAACGACGCGCTGGCGAAAAATGTAGATCAACAAATCGAAAGGTTCCTAGCGAAAGGATCAAAATGACACCACAAATAATCCTGATCATCATCGCGATTGTGATGGCGGCAGCGAGCTACGTCTGGCAACCGTTGTTAGGCGCGGCGGTGATCTTGCTTGCCGTATCGCATTTCGTGAAACCGTAACATGGGCGCTCCGCTGACAAAACTTACGTCGCCCGACTTCGGGATTCGGACACAATGCGCGTTCGATCTTGAAGTCGCGCTCGTTAAATTTTTGACTCAGCTGTTCGCCAATTCTTATCGGCTGGACAATCCAGCTGTGAACGCATTGCAGCCGAACACAGTGCCGTTCGATCCGGTGCTGCGTATGGCTGCGCTCGAGGGAAAAGTGGCTCCGCAGATCGTGCGTGGTCGCGTGCCGCGAACTGTGACGGGCGAGATCGACGCGACACAATTGCCGAACGTGCCGTCGATCATTGTGCAGGCGATCAGCGCGAAAGTGGAAACGCTGTCGACGTTCGTGGATTTGAAAATCTGCGTCGCTGCTTACGACGAAAATCCGAACGGCCAAGGTTATCAGGACGTGCTGAACATGATCGAGAACATGGTGCCAGCGCTGACAAGCTACGGACAGAAGGGCATCGACGAATCCTACGTGATCGTGCTGCCGATGGAATGGCATCTGATCGAGGCTGACATGATGTCACATTTCGCTGGCGAGATCGTTACGAAGTGGGAACTGCCGAGCGCACGACCGCTGCCGGACGACGAAATGTTCGGGATCATTCCTGCGGAAAAGATCGACCTGCGTGCGACGCACAGCGGAGATTTCTCGCCACTGTTCACTGAGGACGATTCGGACGTGCCGCCGCCGGACGGGCCGCCGATCGAACTGCCGCCGCCGGACGTGTTCATGCTGACATTCCGGCCAGCGGACGTGAACATTCAGCAGAATCGTTTTCAAATATCGAACCACGGTCTTGTGGACGGATACGTGATCAGGTTCGCGCTCGGCGCGACTGGAAACGAATTGCCGTCGCCACTGACGGAGAGCGCCTACTACTTCGTGGTGAACTCGACAGCGACAGCATTCCAAGTTTCTTTGGCTGCTGGCGGCGCGGTGATTGCGCTCGGCAGCATCGGTATCGGTGACAACGAAATATGGCGAAAAATATGATCACAGACCAAGTAATTTATCTCGGGCCACGGCTGAACTCGTTCGGCATCGGCTACGGAAACGTTTTTTACAACGGCTTGCATCCGCGCCTAAAAGAGGCGACCGAGAAATGTCCGGCGATCAAAGGGCTGCTGATTCCCGTTGAGCAATGCGGCGCGGTCCGGCGCGAACTGAATTTTGACTACGCGCACAACATGCGCGGGACAGAGGGCAAACATGTAATTTTCTATCGTGAAGTCGAAAAGTGGCTGCGAAGCCGAAGCAGAAAACCAAAACAGTAAAGGAAAACAACCATGCCAAATCTTGGAATATTCAAACACGGCGTCAGCTGGTCTGACGTCCCGACGAGTGTCATTAGTCCGGTCGAAGCGCCAGCGGGAGTCAATGTCGTTTTTGGCTCTGCTCCGCTGCACCTTGTGCCCGGTGGCAACTTGAATCTGAACACGCCGATCTTGTGCAATACCTACGAGGATGCGGTGGCCTCGTTAGGCTACTCGAACAACTGGGCGACATACGATATCTGCGAACACATGGACGCATGCTTCGTGGAGTTCGGAATGTTTCCGGCAATCTACGTCGTCGTGAACGATCCGGCGCGAACTGGTTCGACGCCGCTCACTCCGAAAACGCTGACACTGGTCGGCGGGAAAGTGGACAGCGCCGAGGAACTCATCTACTGGACGATTGCGGTCAAAGGCCAGAGCGGAACGCCGACCTACGTTCTCGGGACGGACTACTTGCTGAGTCTGTCGGCAAACAACACGTGGATAATCACGCGCATCGTGGGCGGTGCGATTGCGAGCGACACGGCGCAAATCCAGCTGACAGGAACGAAGCCGTCGACAACGCCGATCACATCGACTGACATCATCGGTGGCGTGAACGGCACGACCGGAAAACGGACTGGACTGGAAGTGATCGAGGACGTTTTTCAAGAGACTGGCCTAGTGCCTGGCGTGATCATTTGCCCTGCGTTCTCGCACGTCGCTGCTGTGGCTGCGGTGATGGAAGCGAAGTCGGAGAACATCAACGGCTGCTTCGCCTGCACATGTTTGATCGACGTCGATACATCGACAATCAAAGTGGCATCGGGCGTGCCTGCGTGGAAAACTGCGAACAATATTTCTTTCCCGCGCCAGCAATGCTTGTTCGGCAAGCCAGCGCTCGTTAGTGCGGACGCTCCGGCGAAAGTTTTCAATTTCGCTTCGCAGCAAGGTCCACTGATGCAATGGACCGACGCATATCGCGGACAGGGTCTGCCATACTACTCGCCGTCGAACAAAAATCTGCGAATGAATTCCTTGCAATTGCAGGACGGGACAGAACTGCCGATGCATCTGCTCGACGCGAATTATCTCAATTCACAGGGCGTCGTTACGGCGCTGAACTTCATCGGCGGCTGGCGGTCGTGGGGCAATCGGACTGCGGCTTATCCTGCGGACAGCGACGTCAAAGACATGTTCATTCCTGTTAGGCGAATGTTCGATTACATCGGAAATACCGTCGTGCTGACGATCTGGCAGAAGGTCGACGAACCCGGCAATCGCCGACTGATCGACGCTGTGGTGAATTCGTTGCAGCTGTGGCTGGACGGTCTTGCTGCGAGTCAGGCCTTGTTAGGCGCACGCGTGGAGTTCCGACAGGACGAAAATCCGACGACTGAACTGCTCGACGGACACTACACGTTCCACATTTACATTGCAGTTCCGACGCCAGCCGAATGGCTGGACTTCCGAATCGAGTATTGGATTCCCTTCGTAGAGGGACTCTTTTCCGACGAGGAATCAGTCGCGATAGCGTAACCACAAAACAGAGGGAGACTCGACACAAATGATTATACCAAACCACGTAGCTAACTACAGCATCTTCAAAGACGGCCGCCGACTGATTGGTTTGGCGGACGTTACGCTGTCGAACTTGCAGAACTTGACCGACTCGCTAAAAGGCAGCGGCATCTTCGGCGAGATCGACATGCCAGTGCAGGCGCATTTTCAAGCGATCTCGGTCACGTTTAATTGGATTACGATCACGGACGACGCGGTGTTCGCGACGATCCAAGACGGCGCGATCTTGGACGCGTGGGCGGCGCTGCAAGCGCACGACAGTTCGACCGGAAAAATCATTCACGAAGGCTGGCGTTACACGATGACGACCGCGCCGAAAAGTTTCAACCTCGGCAAACTGGAAGTCGGGGCGAAGGGCGAGAGCGTGAGCGAATACGAACTGATCGGAATTCGTTGCCTGCACAACGACAAGGTGATGTTTGAAATGAACAAAGAAAACGCCGTGTGTCGTTGGAACAATGGCATCCAGCTGGTCGATAATGCGCGACGCATCCGACAACTGATTGGCTTGTGATTGACGACCGTGCTATACAGATCGCATGGATCAATCATTACTACAGACCACACGCGAACCGCACGTCAATGACCAACACGAAACGTTAGTCGAGGAAGCGCGAGAGCAGGAACAGCAGTTTCGGGATCTCGTAATTGATAAACCGATTCTGCCGCTGCGCGTGAAGCTTGACCCGCCGATTGATTTCGACGGCGAAAAGTTTTCACAGCTGATTCTCGACTTCGAGTCGATGACTGGCAAAGACTTCCAACGGGCAGAGCGTGAGTTCACTCACCTCTACAAAACCGACAGGAACGAAGCGATGCCGCTGCCGGAAATGAAACATCTCTACCACGCAATCATTGCGAAAAATCTGGCCGATGTTCCGTTAGGCGTCATCTATAAATTGCCGCGACGGATATACGTTCCGCTGCGACTTGAAGTCCTAAAAGCCTGTGGCAGCTCGCCGGACGAGGACAAAGTGTAACCGCACTCCTGCGCTCGATTGCGATGCGTTTGGCGCGTGCGGGATGCGGTCACGTCGACTACTGGTTAGGGCTGCCGATTCAAGAACTCGGCTGCTACATGCAAGAACTGATCTTGCAATGCGAGCAGGAACAAAAAGCGATGCA